ACCCCGTCTTCGTATGGGGTTTTTCATTTAAAGGAAACAGATGTCAGTACCATATCAAGTTCAAAACGTCACAGCCGAGCAAGCAGATGGGAACATACTTGTTTCTTGGACTGGTTCTTTAGGAGCCACAGGCTACATAGTCCAACGTTCAACAGATGGCGTAAATTTTACAACCCTAGCAACTCTAGGGTTAACGGTAAGTTATGTAGACGCTTTACCTGGAATCAATATAATGTATTGGTATCAGGTCTTGGCGACTAACGTAACAGGCAATAGCCCTCCTTCTATCTATGCACAGATGGTCGCAGCTCCTCCTTCAGAGATGTCTTTATATGAACTTCGTTTAAGAAGCCAACAAGCCGCAGATCGTGTGAATTCAGATTTCGTTATTCCAAGTGAATGGAATTCCTTTATTCGTTTGGCTATGTATGAACTATACGACATCCTGATGACTTCATATGAAGACTATTTCGCACAAGCCCAGGCATTCATTCCTACCAACGGTACGACCGCAAACTATCCTCTTCCTGATGGTGTTACTAACTATCTAGGCGGATCTTATGGTGGCGCTTCTGGGACGCCAGCTCCTGCCTTCTATAAACTGGCAGGTATGGACTTGAATGTTAATACCTCGACAATAACTCCTTCTCGTGTCACCTTATTGAAATTCGATTTCATTAAACGTAATCAATACGTCTATCCAAATAGCACCAGCACGATCTATGGTGTTTATAACATGCGTTATCGTTTGATGGGTAACAATATCAATATCGTTCCCACACCAGCAGGTGGACAGAATTTGATCATGTGGTATTCTCCTAAACTCCCTGCTCTTTTAAAAGATACAGACACTACGACTTTAGGGACTTCTGGATGGTTACGTTATGTAATTGTTCGTGCTTCTAAATATGCATTAGATAAAGAAGAAGGAACGGATACATCAAAACAAGATGCAGAAATCTTATTTCTCAAAACTCGCATCGAGCAAGCTGCTTCCAATCGTGATGCAGGTGTTGCAGATACCGTTTCTGAAACTCGCATCGATCCTGCTTATGGCGGAACTGGATGGGGTTCTGGTGGTGGATCTCAAGGTGGATGGTAATGGCTAAACTAAGTACGAGCTTGCCTATTGGTCAGATGATGCCTTTGTGGGCTGCACAACTTAATCCTTTGCTTGCCAATGTTTTAACGCAAGGACAACCGCTTAATGATGTGGTTTTAGTGGCCAACACTCCTAAAACGTTTAACCATGGTCTTGGCAAGAATCAAACTGGTTTTATAGTTACGGATATTCAATCTGCGGCTATAGTCTATAGAACTCAACCTTTTAACGCACAGACGATCACCTTAGAAGCGTCTGCAAACTGCACAATCAACCTCTGGGTGTATTAAATGAGCTATCCACTTCCAAATATGGGACTTACAGGAATTTCAATCGGAACCGATACTGGTACTACAATTGAAACTAATATAAATAGTAACACGACTATTATAGATAGTCATAATCACACAAATGGTCAAGGTGTACAGATTCCTTCACAAGGAATTCTGATAGCATCGGCTCTGCCGTTCAACAATCAGCAAGCCACCAATATGGGTGCTGTTATTTTTACAAATCAGACATCCTTGGCAACCTTGAATGCTCTATATACTATAGGCGGAGAACTTTGGTTTAATGATACTACGCAAGCAATCCAGATAACTGCTGGTGGTGCTGTAAATGCTACATCTTCTGGTATCTCATCTGGCACTGCTACAGCGGCATTTAGTTCTAGCGTTTTAGTTGTTAACGAAGCAACAAATACCCCAGCAAGTATAAAAGTAGGCTCTGTTCTAGTCGGAGCCACGGGAACATCTGGATCTAACTATGTGACAATTGCTCCACCAGCATCTATCAGTTCTGGAGGATGGAATCTCACACTTCCAGCTATTCCTGGCAGTCAAAGTTTCGTGACCTTGGATTCATCTGGTAATTTCGGTACTCCCGCAGTTTATCCATTGACTGGAGCATCTATAGCCGCAACTACGGTGACACGCTCAAATCAAGTTGCGGTAGGACAACAGATCAGTGCGTCTTGCGGTTTCTATCATAGCACAACTGGCGGTGGAGCCGTAACTAATATGTCTGTGACGATTACTACTTCAGGTCGTCCAGTAATGCTGTCCATTCAAAATGATGGATCGGGCAATCAGTCCTATATATCGACAACTGGTAATACAAATGCTTCGATCTATCTGAACTTCTATCGCGGTGCAACAATGTTAAACAATAACTATTACACTACTCCGATTGGATCAAGTACTGCGGTTGTTCCTGCAAACTTACAGTTCATGGATGTGGTCGGTGCAGGCACTTATACTTATACATTTCAAATTACGACGAGTTCTTCCAATCTAGAAGCTTTCTATCTGGTCCTAGTAGCGTATGAGTTATAAATGTTACAAAAACAAGCAGTCTCAGTCAATTTTGCACAGGGCATCAATACTAAGTTAGATCCTTGGCAGCTTCCAGTAGGACAATTCCAGTCCTTAGTAAATTCTATCTTTACTACAGGTCAACAATTGCGAAAACGCAATGGCTATATGGAACTTTCTGCATTGCCGAATGTAACGTATACATATTTAACCACTTTGAACAACAATTTGACTGCTCTTGGCTCAAATATAGCGGCCTATAACGAAACTTCTAGTACTTGGGTGCCAAAAGGTACGATTCAGCCTATGCAGGTATCTACTTTACCTGTAATTCGCAATACTTTGAATCAAACTCAGTGCGATTCTGTGATTGCATCCAATGGTTTGATGCTCGTAACGTATGATGAACTGAATAATTCGACTACAACATATAAATATGCACTTTTAGACTCAGTTACTGGTCAAAATATAGTTGCTCCAACTGCAATTCCTGCAATTGCTAGTGGAACTATCGCAGCTACCTCTAAGCCATACATAGTTGGAAGTTATTTCGTCGTCATAACCCCCGTTACGGTATCTGGAACCACATATCTACAGTATTTTTCGATTCCTATAACTCTTCCTGCAACTGTACCTACTCCAGTAAAAGTTACAACAGAAGCTTACATTGCAACCTACACGAATCCTGGTTGGGACGCTGCTGTTATCAATAACTCATCGAATAATGCCATGGCCATAGCGTATAATACGACTTCTGGCGGTCAAGGCGTACATGTTGCGTCGTTAACACTTTCACAGATTGCCAATGCCCAAACTACTAGTGGAATTCATGATTTTACCAATGCAGCCTATAAAGGCTCTTTAGTTTCAGTATGTGTAGACGTTTCAAATCCTACAAGTCCTCTATTTTACATTTCATTTTGGAATAGTTCTAACAGCAATGCCTATACGGCTGCTGTATCCATAAGCGTCGGGGTTATCACGGCAGTTTTTACACCGCAGTTAATAGCTTCTTCAATTACTCTGGACAACATAACATCTGCTGCTACTGGCGGTTCAGCCACCGTTTTTGGTGATGTCGCAAATACATATGGTTACGATGGAAGCATTGCCACAAATTTCATTGATGCCGTAACGGTTTCTAGCGCTGGAGCTGTGGGAACTCCTTTTGTTTCTTTGAGAAGTGTTGGCTTAGGATCAAAAGCATTCGTATTGAATGGCTCCATATATTATTTAGCCCTATATTCAAGTTCTTATCAGCCTAGTTATTTTCTAATCAATGGATCTACCAGCACAGAATATGCGCCTGTTATTGTAGGTAAATTAGCCTACGAAAATGGTGGTGGGCCATTGATTCTTGGATTGCCAAATGTAACTGTTGCTGGGTCTGTTGCCCAAGTTACTTATCTCTATAAAGATTTCGTTACTACGTGGGATTATATAAATGATTCACAACAAAATGCAACTCCACCTGTCTATAGCCAAACTGGCATAAACCTAGGCACTTTTGATTTCACCTCTTCTGGAATTGATACCGCAGAGATCGCAAATACGCTTAATCTTTCTGGTGGATTCTTAGGCATGTATGATGGTTATCTACCTGTAGAACATAACTTTTTCCTGTGGCCTGATTACGTTGAGGCGACTACTGCCACTGGAAGTGGCGCTATCACAGCACAGCAATACTATTATCAAGCCATCTATGAATGGACAGACAATGCTGGCAATATTCATCGCAGTGCCCCAAGTATCCCTATAACTATTACAACTACTACTTCTTCGTCGACCAATACGATCTATGTTCCTACATTACGTTTGACTATGAAGACTGCCAATCCAGTGAAGATCATCCTTTATCGTTGGTCTACGGCAAATCAGGTTTACTATCAAGTGACAAGTGTCACAGCACCTACACTGAATTCTACGTCAACAGATTACGTGACTATCACAGATACTCTTGCCGATTCATCTATCGTTGGCAATTCTATAATTTATACAAATGGTGGAGTCATTGAAGATGTCAATGCTCCAGCTACCAATATAATATCCTTGTTCGATACCAGACTTTGGATGGTCGATGCTGAAGATCCAAATCTCTTGTGGTATTCAAAACAAGTTATTGAGGCCGTTCCTGTAGAGATGTCAGATCTTTTAACTTACTACATCGCTCCCAACACAGGAACCACGCAAAGTACGGGGCCAGTAACTGGCCTTGCGCCCATGGATGATAAATTAGTTATTTTCAAGCGTGATAGTATTTTTTATATAAATGGCTCAGGTCCAGACAATACTGGCTCTAACAGTCAATATTCGCAGCCTATCTTTATTACTTCTACAGTAGGATGTGTTGACCAATCAAGCATAGTCTTGATGCAAAATGGTTTGATGTTCCAATCTGACAAAGGTATCTGGTTACTGGGACGAGATCTATCAACACAATATATTGGCGCAAACGTAGAGGCTTTTAATTCTAGTACTGTAAATAGTTCAAATAACATTCCAGCCACCACACAGATTCGTTTTACGCTGAGCACTGGTCAGACTTTGATGTACGATTACTATTATCAACAATGGGGTACCTTCAAAGGCGTTCCAGCAGTTAGTTCATGTATCTATCAAAATTTACATACGTTCATAAATGGAAGTGGACAGGTATTTCAGGAAACTCCTGGAGTCTACATGGATGGTCCAAATCCTGTTTTAATGTCGTTCACGACCTCATGGTTGAATCTTGCAGGCTTACAGGGCTACCAACGTGCGTACTTCTTCTATATCTTAGGACAGTATCTTACGCCGCACAAATTGCAGCTTGAGATTGCCTATAACTATAATTCGGCCATCGTGCAATCTTCGTTGATTACGCCAAATAACTTCAGTTCTTCGCTACCCAGCGCATTCGGTGTTCCTACTCCATTTGGATCAGTTACCAACGTAGAGAACTGGCGCGTGTTCTTGGCTCAACAACGATGTCAGGCATTCCAGATCACTTTGAATGAATTATATGATGCCACTTTGGGTGTTCCCGCAGGCGCCGGTCTGACCTTGTCAGGTCTAAACATAGTAACGGGCTTCAAAAAAGGTTTCCGTTCAATCGGTCAAAATACCTCTGTTGGCGGTGGGGTGAACCGTGGATAGTATGTATGCTCAATATGTTAAAGAACGAACCGATGACCATATTCTTGAGACAGATCAAGGATTTGCGACCTATCGTTTCTTGAATGAGAGGCAGGTCTATATCGTGGATCTTTATATCAAGCCAGATTTTAGGAAAACAGGCATTGCAAGTGCCTTTTCAGATACTATAGTAGACATAGCCCGTGCGAAAGGTTGTGTGGAGCTTCTAGGAACCGTCGTACCTTCTGCCAAAAATAGCGCAGATAGTATGAAAGTCTTATTGGCCCATGGAATGATTCCTTTCAGTATTGAAGGCAATATGATCTTATTTAAAAAGGATATCAAATAATGGGAGCAATTGGCGGTTTACTTGGAATGGCAGGCGGAGCAGGTGGTAGTGGATTTTCTGGTCCACAAGCTTCGGGCGCAGGAACATCCGGAATCTATAATCCCACGTCAGTCGCTCAGCTAGGTACAGCCTATGGTGGCGTCCAGGGTGCTCAAACTGCACAACAGAATCTATTGTCGGCACTTCAGGGCCAGAATGGCCTTGGCAATCAAAGTCAAAATTACAATCAACTTCAAGGCGTCATAAACGGGACGGGTCCAAACCCAGCCCAAGCTATGCTAGCCCAGCAAACAGGGCAGAACGTGGCACAACAAGGTGCCCTTATGGCTGGCCAACGTGGCGCAGCCTCCAATGTCGGCTTAATGGCACGCCAAGCGGCACAGCAAGGCGCAGCGACACAGCAACAAGCCGTGGGACAAGGCGCCACTATGCAGGCCCAACAGTCTCTTAATGCTATCGGTCAAGCTGGTCAGATGGCCAATACTCAGGCTGGTCAACAGATCGGTCAGACTAACGCCAATACAGCAGCCCAACAAGCAGAGCAGGCTGCACTGATCAATGCACAACTTGGTGTAAATAATTCAAATGTCGGTATCCAAAGCAACATCAACTCTGTAAATGGTCAATTAGCCAATACTCAGATGCAAGGTGGGCAAGGTTTAATCGGCGGTTTGATGAATGGCGCTTCTAGCGTACTTTCTTCATTGGCGGATGGAGGAGACGTAGAGCCTATCAGTACTACTAACTCTGAGATGTCCCCACAGAATGGACAATTGTTAAGTCCTACGCCCGCAGCTCCTGCTCCAGGACCGCAAAGCATGTTTGGTAAGTTCTTAAAAGGTGCAGTAAAAAAGGATAAAGGTCCTGGTACTGCTCCAGCAAGCGGTGCTCAAACTGGTCCACAAGCTCTTAAAGAGGGAACCTCCAACTTGGTTCAAGCTCTAGCTGGACTTCATGGTTCTTCAGATCCCAGTTCTATTGGACAAAATGAAGGCGATGCCACTAATGCACCTGCTGGCCCTATGGGTAATTTTGCTGCCCCTGACGATTCTGGCGATGATCAGCCATTAGGAGATATCGATACACCAGAATATGCCAAAGGTGGGAGGGTGCCTGCTTTGGTAAGCCCAGGCGAAAGATTCCTGAAACCTAAAGATGTCAAAGAAGTAGCAAAAGGCAAAAAGAGCCCAATGAAAGCTGGCGAGACTATTCCTGGCAAACCTAAAGTAGGCGGAGCCAAGAATTCATATGCAAACGATACAGTTCCTAAAAAACTAGAAGTAGGCGGCATCGTTTTGCCTCGTTCAGTTACTCAAAGTAAAAATCCTGAAAAAGATGCAGCAGCATTCGTTCGCGATGTGTTAGCTAAACGGAAGAGAAAATAATGGATTTCAAAGGTTTTAAAAAAGCTTCTTGTGATAAGAATTGTACTATCCTAAAACATGAAGCTGGACACACTCTTAAAATAGCCCATAAAGCTCTTTCGCCTAAGATGCGCGAAGCATTAGAGAAATTACCTATGGCAGATGGCGGCGGAGTTGACCCTGACATAGATAGTTCCAGTTTTGCTGGCCCTCAGCAGGCACAGGCCGCACCTAAAAAACAGGGATTACTCGCCAAGGGTGGCAAAGTCCGTGGATATGACGATGGTGGTGATGTCGACGATTTTGCTACAAATGATGAATCTGTAACTCCGACTTCTGAAACTACCTCGACACCTTCTTTTGGAGGCGATCCCGCTGCAGCAGCTATTGCTAGTGGCGGCAAAGGCTCTGGTGGCGGTGGCGGTGGAGCAGCAGGTCTATTGGCCATGATGAAAAAAGGTGGCAAAGTCCGCAAATACGCGGAGGGAGATGAGGTAGCTCCTCCCACTGCCGATTCTCCTCAAGGCAGTGCGCCTCAGGACACATCATTACAGTTGCCTCCTACAGAAATCAACGCACCAAATCCAGGTGCTACGCAGAATTTTCCTCAGCCTCAACAGCCTCAGCCGAATAACGATTTTGACAAAGAAGACAAAGCTTGGCAACAAGATTTGCTTAATCAGCATATTACACCAGAAACTTACCATGATTTATTTGCAAAAAAAGATACTCTGGGCAAAATAGGTACTATCTTTGGTCTATTGGTAGGCGGCGCTGGCGGCGGCTTATCTCATCAGCCCAATGCTGCCCTACAGATGATGGACAAACAGATACAAAATGATCTAGAAGCGCAAAGAAGCTCTAAAACTAATGCCCATAACTTCTTAAAACTTGAGCAATCAAATCAACTAAATAACGCCATGATAAAAAATTATGGTGTACAAAATATTCATACTTTAGCAGAAGTCGATCAGCTTGTGAAACAGGGAGATCTTACAGAGGCCCAGGCAGATAGTTTAAAAGCCCAGACTAATTTGACTACTCTAGATGCTGCCCAGCAACGCGCTGGTCGTGTGGCTCAACAAGAAATTTGGAATAAAGTACAAAAGATGCCAGAAGGACCACAAAAGGTAAAGGCTATGCAGGCTTTCTCTTTGATGTCTAATGGTATAGATGCTAAATATCAAAACATGAATGCTAACATGGCTGCTAAGATGCAATATTTTCAAAATGCAATGCAACCAACTGCTGGTGGTAATGAAGAGCAAGACTTCCAACAGCGAGATCAGATGCTGCGACTTGGTGGTCAAGACAAAATTGCAGAAGATATGGAAAACAAGCATTTTCCTGGACTTGCAGGTAAAGCCTCAACTGCATTGACCCCACAAGACCGTGAAGAACTTAATAGTGGAATGTCCTTCCAACGTCAATTGGAAGACTTCCAAAAATGGACAGCAGCACATTCTGGAGATTTAAATCCTAAAGATATGCAAGAAGGCATTGCCAAGGCAGCAGACCTTCAGGGCGCTTATCGTCAGGCTACCCATGGCGGTGTTTATAAAGAAGGCGAACAAAACTTCATTTCTAAACTCATAGACTCAAATCCTACTAAGTTTTTCAATAACATCCGTGTATTACCACAATTGAAGGCTATCGCAGAAGATAATAAAGTTCGTGTTGACCAAAAAGCCAAATCTTTGGGGTTTGGCGGTTATGGAGCACAAGCACAAAAGCAAGGACCACAACAAGAAGTCCGATATGACAAACAAGGAAACGCTTGGGTTAAAGGCCCTAACGGAAAACCAGTAAGGGCACCTTAATGGCCTATTTACCATGTACGAATCCATCATGTAAAAGTTATGGAAAACCACATCCCAATTGTAAGGATTACGATGGCCTTGGAGCGCAAGAACTTCAAAGTCTAGAATCTCAAGGCTGGGAACTGCCTGGTATTCGCGTAGGCAAGCAACCAAAGAAGATGGCTGAAGGTGGCGAAGCAAGCCACTGTTGTGCTAGTGATGTTGATCACCAACCTCATTGTCAATATTACGATGACGGCGGAGATGTAGCTCCTGATTGGGATAGTATGTCTACTACTCCTCCTCAAGCTGCTCAAACACCACAGGCATCTGAAACTCCTAACTGGGATGAACTTTCTACAACAGCGCCATCAAGTGTTGCAACTCCTAATTGGGACGATTTATCTACTGTATCTCCATCTGAAAAATATGGAACTACTGGACAACAATTGTTAACTGGCATTGAAGGCGCCGCGCGCGGCGTATCTGCTGGTTTAAGCGATGTTGCTATTGGTGGTGCTAGAAAATTAGCAGAACAATATACTTCTAATCCAGATCTTTGGGCTCCTAACATGGAAGACGTTGCTGCTCGTGAAAGAGAAAATCCTACAATTGCCAGAGCTTCAGAGGCCGCTGGTCTAATTGGTTCTTTAATCAGAGGTGTAGGCATTCCTGGATTGATTTCCAAGGGTGTCGATCTGGCTTTAGTGCCAGAGATAAAATATGCTACAAAACTTACAATGAGAGGAAGTCAGTTATTAGATGCTACTTTTACTCCCATAGAACGTACTGTTTTACAAAAAATGGGAAGTTCGGCTGTTAAAGGCGCAATAGAAACTAGCGCCTTACAAACTGGCGATGAGATGTCTAAGGCCATGTTGGGTCAAGGCGATCCTGAGGCCCCCGTAAGTGCTGCATTAGCACATATCGGTGCGGCTGGATTGTTCGGCAGCATCACTGGTGGAGTTTTTGGCGGTGTCGGAGCTGGAGCTTCCAAGCTTAAGCAAATGACATTAGATAAAATGAACGATAAGGGTATAGATTTATTGGGTGGTATTGGCATAGGCGCTTTACATAAAGAAGCAGGTTCATCTCCTGAGATGATCGAGAAGGTAATGAAAACATTACCGAAATACGCTCCTGGCATAAAGATGTACAATGAAGGATTAGAATCCTTAAGAACTGGAATGATCGGAGAAGGAACCAAACTGGTTGGCGGTGCTATCGGCGGTGCTATCGGCGGATGGCCAGGTGCAGCTTTAGGTTACATAGGTGCTAAAAAAGCTCTTGTAAAACCTATAGAATGGGTCGTAGATAAAGCCATAACAAAAGCCAATAAATATATCCCTGAAGCAGTTTTAACATCAATTTCAAAAAGCAGCCCACAAGGAATCGGCAGGGCCGTAGAGCATGCAGAAAATGTAAGCAAAGGTGCTAAGGCTATTTTTGATGGTGTAGAAAATATATTTAAAGTTGGTGGCCAACAGGCTATCGATGCTTATGCTACCGAAAGAGATCGTGAAAAGTTAAAAGATTTTATCGACAAAGGTGGAGTTGATCAACAGATGCAAAATCAAATGCATCAAGATAACACTACTCCTCCAGCTTTTGCAGAAGGCGGAGAAGTACAAAAGCCCGTAAGTCCTCAGGTTTCTACCGAAACAGATCATCTGGCTAATATATATCCAGAGCAAAGCATGATAATGAACGCAGCCAAAAACCGTGTTTATAATTATTTGAATACTTTAAAGCCTAGGGACAACTTGTCAAAATTACCATTTGATAAGGTAGAACCCAATCAAGAGCAAGAACGTAAATACAACAGAGCCCTTGATATGGCCGCGAAACCATTGGGAATTTTGAATCATATTAAGACTGGAGAATTGACTCCAGAACATGTGCAGCATTTTAATGCCATGTGGCCAGAACTCAAGAGTCATCTTGATAAGAAACTTACTGAGAAAATCATGGAATCCCAGATGAAAGATGAAAAACCTTCATATCGAACTAGACAGGGACTCAGCCTATTCCTTGGTTCACCCATGGATTCAACGTTTACACAGCCCAATATGGCCGCTATTCAAATGACGTTTGCCAGCCAAAAAGCTCAATCTGCAGCCCAGGCGCCCGTACCTAAAAATAAAAAGGGAACCGCTACTTTAACGAAGGTTGCAGATCAATATCAGACTCAGGATCAAGCAGCGGCGTCAAGGTCTCAAAAAGAATAATTAAAGATTCATCATTAGAATTATCGTAAGAACTATTAAAAATGTAATTATGAACACTATTTTAGATTTAGTATCAACATCAGAATAGACTGATTGTGATACAAAGAAATCTTGATTTATTGTTGTCTCCACAGTTGGAGGATTTAATAAAGAATTCTTTGCTTGCCTAATATCTTCAATAGATTTTTGAACATTAATTAATTTTTCCTCAGAAAGAGACCTAATAGTTTCTACAGCTTTGGCAGCATCGTCGAAATCTTTATGCATAACTACCGATGAATCTGATGTTAATTTAATATAGGTTTTATATCTTTTTTTATTATCATCAGCCTTTGTGGGCTCAGCAGCACATAAACATCCTATAATAAATAGCCACACTAACGGCCCTATAATAATACCAATTAAAATTTCCATATTATGCTCTAATTTGTCCAGGATGCATTTTGCGCAATTGTCCGTGTGTTTTTTCTTTAAACAAAACATCACGCTCTAAACGATCTGTTCCCATTAAAGTTGCATCGATCATATCGAGAGGCAAAGAGCCAAATTCTGCGGGCATACCTGCAAATAATCCGATCCCATACCAACTATTGAACTTTTTATCGTAAGTTTGACCATAGAAATGATAGGAACCAGAAGGATTAAGAAAATGAACCAGAAAAGTCTGGTTACTTAGTGTGGTCCTATCTTTTATCTCTTTTGGAGATTTCCAATTTTTGATAGTCTCTTTTTGAGATGAGGTCAATTTTGCTTTTTTCATCTTATCATCCTTACGCTGCCCTAGCAGCGGTTTCTTTCCTTATTACATTTAGCTTATTATAGGAACTTTCTTTGATCAAGCCTTTTTCTTCAACTAGTATCACTCCGAGATGTTCTATAAGGTCTTCGCAGCCAACTACGCGATGTTGGGTAATAAGTTTAATTTCTACAGAAAATTCATCTGTCTCAAAAGAACCCATGGCTTCTATGGTTTTCTTTAAAGGCGCTAGTTGCTTCTCAAGCTTGGCTATCTCTTGTTTTAAGGCTAAAAACGTTTGTAGCTGTTCGTTGGTTGTCATTATAATACTCCTTTATCTACAAGATAGCTAAATAAGTTACAAGCCCCTATCAATGTCCACATGGCTATTGGTGCGGCTAAAATCATCAAGATACCTATAATCAGCATTAGAGTTATCATCGTTCGTTCCCCCTATAAAACTAATTGTCTCAAGAATCAGGCTAAAAATCAAGTTTCATTTGTAAGATGTATCATAATAGTGCCATTTCGTATACTTATGAGACCCTATGTGGCAGATCGCCATATAGCGAACAGGAGATCCCATGAGTACTCGTACCAACTTACGTCCTCAAATCGTTATACCTAGCCCACAAGGCTCCCCAGCCAATGGCAATTCCATGGCTACAAACATCACATCTGCCCCTACTATCCTACAGTCTTTAAGCAAATGCTCTTATAGCGTGTCTTGGACCGGTACAAGTCCAGTTGGAGCGGTCTCAGTGCAGGTTAGTAATGATTACAGTCTTAATCCAAATGGGACGACTAATAACGCTGGAACCTGGAATACCTTGGCTTTTGAATACAATGGTTCTTTGGTGACCTCTATCCCCATTACTGGAAATAGTGGCAGCGGGTTAATTGATATATTAGAAACATCTGCCTATGCCATACAGCTTGTATATACTGCGACAAGTGGTGTTGGAACAATGCAAGCCATAATTAATGGTAAGGTGGCCTAAATGGCTGGGTTCTATGCCTTTTATCCTTCATCTAGCACTGGTTCAGGTGGGGTAACCAGCTTAAATACCCTGACTGGCGCCGTGACATTGGCTGCTGGATCTGGAATCTCTTTGACTCCTTCTGGCTCTACCATAACAATTGCCAATACAGGCTCTGGTGGGACCGTAACTTCAGTAGCATTATCTGACGCGACGGGTCTATTTACTATATCTGGAAGTCCAATAACTACTGCTGGCACATTGATCTTGTCAGGACTTCAATCTCAAACTGCAAATAAGATGTTCGCTGGCCCTGCTACTGGGTCTTCAGCATCTCCGATGTTTAGAAGCATGGTTTTGGCAGATATGCCGACTATGGTAAATAATACAGTACTTGGTAACGCTTCTGGTGGTGTTGCAGTACCAGCGGCATTGACAACTACGCAATTGACTACTTTGGTTAATACGTTCACATCTACCTTAAGTGGCGCAGCGCCTTTATCTGGCGGTGGAACTTCTAATTTTTTACGCGCCGATGGTACTTGGGCAGCTCCGACAAGCAGTGGAAGTGGTTTTACATATGTTGCAACTAATGGTGTTTATGGTGGAACAAACTCGACTATTACTTGGACTGGCGAAGCAAATACCGTAGTCGGAGTAATTGATGAATTCTATTTAACCAGTGGAAATTATAATACTTTTTATGGTTTTGCTTCTGGAACAAATGTATCTACAGGCTCACAAAATACAGCTGTAGGAGCACTATCAGATCCAAACGCGACTGGAAATTATAATACCACTATAGGATATAATACGTCGGTGACTTCTAGTTATAGTAACAGCACCGCAATAGGAGCTGGTTCTCAAGCGACAGGTGCAAATGCCGTTGCAATTGGCTATGAAGCTACTGCAGGAGCAAATCAAGTAGCTCTTGGTAATTCTAGTACTACTTCTACAATTTTACAAGGTGCTGTATCGATAGGCGCTCCTACTACCACCAATCAGCATTACATAAATACAGCGACTGCTACACCAGCTTCTGGAGTAGGTACTTTGACAAATATGCCCTCTGGAGTATCAGGAAATCCTGCGGGATATATTCAAATAGAAATCAACGGCAATATACACTATTTACCATACTGGTAAGGAAAATTATGTTAATATATAACGTCCCAAATATCATCCCTGCGAATACAGTGATGAACGCAACCATAAACAGTTCAGCTATCCAGCTTGAGAATAACTATGGTTATAGTATCCAGATAGTTTTTACTGGAACACCTACTGGAAGTTTTAAATTACAATCAAGTTCAGATCCAGTTACTAAAGCTAGTCTGAATTTTGGCGCAAATGGCGCTGTAACTTACACACCTACGAACTGGACTGACATCGCAGATTCTACGTTTACCGTAACTGCTGCTGGCAATGTAATGTGGAACTATACAGGTTTAGCTGGTTACAACTATGTTCGTGTAGTTTATACAGATACAAGTGGTGGCACAAGCACCGCCATTATAGTGTCATCTACGTTCAATGGTAAAGGCGCATAAGTGTTAAAGATAGTAAGCATAAGCAACGAAACACATGAAGTTACACTTCGTCACGAAGACGGAGAAGTATATTCTTTTGTGGTTCCTGAAGCTTCTAGAATTAGAAGTTCGGATAAGATGGCATATATAAAAAGCCAATCCGATGCTCAAGAGGCTATAAAAGCCACGAAGACTAAGAGGGCTCAAAGAAAGCCTTATATTCTTTATGCAATCATGGTGGCTGAAACTTTGGTAATTTTTGCATTGTTAATGAGGCATTAAGTGAGTTCACAGTACCGAGACATCCCAGGCTACGGAAATTTTCAATGGAAAGCACCCGTAGATACCGCAGCTGATCTACCCACAGTTAATAACTTGGTTGGTGATGCTCGCGTTACGAAAGACACTGCTACCATATACGTATGGAACGGATCTGCTTGGGTAGCTTCTGGTGGTGGTGGCGGCGGAGTATCTTCGGTCGGATTAGCCGATGGATCTGCTACTGCAATATATTCAATCTCTGGAAGTCCAGTAACTAGCACTGGTACGTTAACTTTTACATTCAAAACACAGACTGCTAACACGGTCTTGGCTGGTCCTACTACTGGAAGCGCTGCACAGCCCACATTTAGATCTTTGGTTTCGGCAGATATTCCAAACAACGCGGCAAATACCACAGGTACAGCCGCAAATATCGTCGCTACATCAAATAATACTCTTGTAACACTTTCAAGTCTTTCATTACCTTATAGTCAGATCACTGGCGCACCTGCGGCTCTTACGGCATCAGATTCTGTTGTAATAACTTCTGGCAACATAACGCTTGTTGGAGATTCTGCCACGCCTGGTGCTTCTAAATACTACGGCACTAATTCTGGCAGTACGTTAGGCTATTACTCTATCCCCGTTAGCGGTATCAACCAGTTAACAGGCGATGTTACGGCAGGTCCTGGAACTGGAAGTCAAGTAGCCACGTTAGCCACAGTCAACAGCAATGTGGGGTCCTTTGGGTCGTCTACTTCTATCCCGTCTATTACAGTCAATGCTAAAGGCCTTGTAACTGCTGCTAGCGGCAATGCCGTAGTAGCCCCTGCAGGCACCTTGACTGGAACTACGTTAGCATCTAATGTTGTAACAAGTTCATTAACCACAGTTGGAACTATCGGAACAGGCGTATGGCAGGGAACTGCTGTAGGTGAAGCCTATGGTGGAACTGGTTTCACTAGCTATACTGCTGGTGATATGATCTATGCTAGCGCTCTAAATACATTATCTAAATTAGGCATAGGAACTACTGGGAATGTGTTAACTGTTTCTGGTGGGGTGCCTATATGGGCAGCACCTGCAACATCTGGAACAGTGACAAGCATTGCCACAAACAACGGTATTACCGGCGGTACGATCACAACCACTGGAACAATTGGACTAGCCACAATAGCCGCCAATAGCGTTCTGGCTAATACTACTGGCAGCAGTGCTGTTCCTATCGCTAACACTTTGGGAACTGTAACAGAGGCTACGTCAAGCGTTTTAACGCTAAGTGGTTGGTCTGATGCTACTATCGGAAGTCCTACAATTCAAGTCATAAAGGCTACGGGGTCAGTTTCTGGCTATTTAAGTTCTACTGATTGGACTACCTTTAATGGTAAACAATCTGCTTTGACCTTTGCAAATTCTATACAAAATACCTCGGGTACAGTAAATCTAGTTGGAGATTCCACAAGTCCTGGCAATAGTTTTTATTATGGAACCAACAGTGGTGGTACTAAAGGTTTTTACGTACTTCCAGCTGCTTCTGGAACCTCTACACCAACTGCTAATTCCATTTCTGAATGGGATGCCAATGTTAATATGTCTGCAAACATGTTCATTCCAGCATATACAACAACAGCAAATGGCGGTACAGTAATAACTTTGACTGTTAGTTCTACATATTATCAATTCAATACCGGTTCTGGAACGGGAAATTTATATGTAATGCCCGTTACCTCTACATTAGTTTTAGGTCAAACTTGGGAAATAGTAAACAATGGATCAAGCAATGTTACTGTTTTTTCTTCTAATGGCATAAACACAATAACGACCATAAAAACCAATCAGGGGGCTAGAGTTACATGTATCTTAACTAGTGGAGTAACTGCGACTTCCTGGAGTGCTGAAACTTTTAGTTTATCTGTACTTGGTGGAACCGTAACAAGCGTAGGAATGAGTGTTCCCGCATTCTTATCGGTATCTGGATCTCCTATAACTTCATCTGGTACTTTGGCCGTTTCGTATTCTGGGACTGCACTTCCTATTGCCAATGGTGGTACCGCCGTTACGTCCGTAACTACGGCTTCTACGGCAACTGCATGGGCAGGCTGGGATGCAAATAAGAACATGTCTGCCAATAACTTTATTGAAGGATATGCTACTACAGCAACTGCTGCTGGCACAACGGCTTTAGTAGTCGGATCTGCTGACTTACAATATTTTACTGGAACCACAACACAAACAGTAACCATGCCAGTTACTTCTGGCCTTGTTACTGGAATGTCTTGGACTATAGTAAATCTTAGTACTGGAGTAGTAACTGTACAAAGTTCTGGTGCCAATACAATACAAGCAATGGCGGCTAACACACAATTGGTATTGACCTGTATTGGCACTACACATACTACAACCGTCGATTGGAATTGGATATATACTCCTGCACAAGCTGCGTTGCCTACGGCGGGAATAACTGCTCTTACAGGTGATGTAACAGCTTCTGGAACTGGAAGTGTAGCCACTACAGCAGCCGCTACACAAAATAACATTACCTCTATTCCTAATCTAGCAACAGTTGGAACTATCGGAACTGGAACTTGGCACGGTACATTGATAGGAACAGCATATGGAGGTACTGGTACCTCTTCTGCTGGAACACAATATGGAGTAACTTATTATTCCACCACTACTGCAATGGCAAGTACTGCCGCTGGAACTACTGGTCAAGTTTTAACTGCAACTACCAGTTCTGCTCCAACTTGGGCATCGCCAGCTGCGCCTACGTTAAATTATGCAGCTGGCTATCAGGCTGTTGGCGGCGGTGGCGGTGAAGGATGGACAGTTGCTAATCAAAGTTATTCATATGCTACCCCTACATGTACTGGAACCTCTACATATACTTCCAGAGTTTCTAGCGGTATTACCGTAACTCAACCATCTTCTAGTCATATGGGTATAACCTTTACACCTTCTAGCGCTACAGCTGTGTATCAGGTTACTTGCACATTCAATATGGCCAATAACGGTGGAGGTTCGAGTGGAGTAGCTGGAACCCAACTATATAATAGTACACAAAGTTCCATAATAAAAACTGGACCAGACATAATGTTGCTTGGAAATTCTATAGGAGCAGCTTGGGTAGCGGTGACTATGTCTGCTATTTTTGCGCCTGCCAGCAATTCAGCACAAACTATATTAGTTCAAGCTTTTGAAAATAGTACAATTGGTCCAGACGGTATTTTCTTAGGATATAACAATGGATCTTCAAATGCTCAAAACTGTGAGTGGACCGTACTCCAGATAGGACCTTAATTAATGTCATCACAATACATAGATTTACCAGTAGAAGCAGGAGGCTCAGCAGGAGTTTCTTCCTTAAACAGCATAACAGGAGCGGTTGTTCTTGTAGCTGGTTCGGGCATAACTTTGACTCCTTCTGGCCAAGACATCACCATAGCCTCAACTGGCGGTGGGTCTGGCACTGTAACTTCCGTAAGTGTAGCTTCAGCCAATGGATTTGCAGGTAGCGTTGCTAATCCCACAACAACTCCAGCCATCACCATTTCGACTTCTATTACTGGGCTTTTGAAAGGTAACGGCACTGCGATCTCTGCCGCTACTGCTGGAACTGATTATGTAATTCCTAGTGTAGTTACCCTATCATCTCTTTCAATTTTAGGCTCACAAGTATCCTCGGCTGTAGCAAATGCGACTACTGCGGTGAATATCACTGCATCTAGCAATAGTACTTTGACTACTCTCAGTGCTTTAAGTTTACCTTATAGTCAAATCACTGGTGCTCCTGCTGCTGGTATCACACAACTTACTGGCGATGCAACTGCGGGTCCTGGTTCTGGTTCACAAGCATTGACATTAGCCACGGTCAACTCTAACACAGGATCTTTTGGTTCTGCATCAAGTGTTGCAACTTTTACAGTAAACGCTAAGGGATTACTTACTGCCGCAGGAAGTACAGCTATCGCGATCTCAGGATCTGCGGTATCTGGTGGAACCTTTGGTGCAGTAAATGGATCTGCACTCACCAACTTGTCAGCCGCCGCTTTAAGCGGTGTTTTGCCAGTAGGCGTAACTGGTGGATCTGGACTTTCAATTGCGACTTCGCAACTAACTGGAACGCTTCAAGCTGCACAATTTCCAGCTTTAACTGGTGATGTCACTACAACCGCAGGATCTTTTGCTACAGCATTAGTTGCAACTAGTAATTCGACTTTAGTCACTTTATCAGCTTTAAGTCTTCCATATTCTCAAGTAACTGGAACGCCAGCAGCTATCACAGCTTTGACTGGACAAGTCACAGCTTCTGGTCCTGGTTCTGCTACTGCAACGATTGCAACCAATACGGTAACCAACTCGAATTTGGCTCAAATGGCAACAAATACTATTAAAGGTAACAACACTGGTGGCACAGCAAATGCTGCCGATTTAACTGAATCACAAATTAACACCATGATGTCTGGGTACATAGCAATGTACGCAGCATTTGGATTTTAAAAGGTAAATATGATTACAATTGTAGGAACATCAAATACACTTCAAGTTGCTATGGGCGGCGCGGCTACAACAACCAATCCGACCTACTTTTTAAGTTACGTATCGACAAATGCTGCGGTGGTAAACACGCAATCAAATGCTTCTGGTTCATTAAACGGAGCAACGCCCGTCGCAGCTTTGGCTGGTAACGGAACAAATCAGTATAAAGTCGATCAAATGGACATCTATAATGCAGATACTGTTGTCCAAACTATTACAGTTTCGATGTTGATTTCTGCCACGACCATCAACTTATTCGTGGCAACTTTACAGCCAGGTTTTTCATTGCATTATAGCGACGATGGTATTTCTTGGTTCGTTACAAATGCTGCTGGAGCAACAGTCAATACCGCTGCTTCGACTTCGCCAAACGTTCAGGTATTTAATGCCACTGGAAATTTTACATGGACTAAACCCACAAGCTTCACACCTTCATTAGTTGAAGTAATTTGTGTCGGCGCTGGTGGTGGCGGCGGCGGCGGTGGCTCAGTAACAACGGCTGCTATCGTAATGGGCGGCGGTGGTGGCGGTGGTGGAGCTTATAACAGAAAATTATTCAATGCTTCCGATCTAGCTTCTACTGTGAATGGCTCTGTTGGAACAGGCGGAGCTGGTGGAACAGTTGGAACTTCTGGTCAGGTCGGTGTCGTTGGTACTAATGGCACAGCCTCAATGTTCGGTGGAACCACTCAAGCTACAGCTTATGTATATGCAGGTTTTGGTGGTGGTGGTGCTTTTGGAGCAGTAACTGGCGCAATCGGAACTGGTGGTTCTGGCGGCGGTACAGGCGGTAACGGAGCACAAGGAACAACTTCTGCTGCGACTGGTGGAACTCCTGGAACTGTAGCGGCTGGCTCTGGCGCAACTGGTGGTCAAGGAGCATATTCTTCGACTACTGCGGCTGGTGGATATGCAGAATACGGCGGAGCTGGTGGTGGTGGTCATACTGCGGTTCCTGCGAACTTTGCTGGTGGAACTTCCCTTTGGGGCGGTGGTGGCGGTGGAAATGGTGGCGGAGCTACTGCTGGTGCATTAATCGCAGCAACTACTGGTGGAGCATCTGGTGGAGCACCAGGATCTGGTGGTGGTGGAGCAATCGGAACATCTGGAGTTTCTCCTACTCAGGGTAGCCAAGGAGCTGGGGGTAACTCTACTCTTTCTGGCGCTGGTGGCGGTGGCGGTGGAGCAGGACAAGGAACTTCAATCGCGGGTGTTATCGGCGGTGCTGGTGGAGCACCTGGTGGTGGTGGCGGTGGTGGCGGTGCTGCATGGCAGTCTACTGGTATTGCGGGAGTCGGCGGTGCTGGCGGTAATGGAATTGTAATCGTAACCTGTTGGTAATATATGGACGATAAAAAGTTAGATCGCATTGAAACCAAAATAGATAAACTGGACAGCCGTCTTGATTCTGTAGATGTCACTTTGGCTAAACAACATGAAAGCCTAAAGGACCATATCCGTAGGACCGAGTTGTTGGAACAAGAAATTAAACCAGTTGCCAAGCATGTTGCCATAATGAATTTCCTTGGAAAAGTTGCTTTTGTGTTGCTTGGATCAGATGGACTTTGGGAGCTTTTGAAATGGCTGAACTCATAGTTACCGATGAATTGTTCTATATTCAAGTAGGTCCTGAGTTGGTCTACATGGACGATCAATATTTATTTCCAAAAGATGAAGCCGACGAATTATACGATAAGATGGCCTTTGCTTTATCTGAGATGATAAATAACGGAACCAAAAAAGAGCGTAGGGAAGCCGCAAAGAGCCTCACGAACTTCAGGGTCATTAGGTTAGAAGATATTTAATGTCACGCGTAGATACTAAGAAAATATATCAAATATCTCTAAAGATACAGGAGCAGTCGCTCGATGTCATGCCCTCCAAACGGACGAAGAAACACAAAGCCAAAAGTAGACAGGAAGCCCGTAAAGAAATCGCTCAAGAGAGTACAAGGCAAGACGAAGATTAAATTTCGTAAGGGCATGGATGATGTCCAGTTTTTAGAATACTTACGAGCACTTAGAGATGTGATGGAACAAGATGAATAAATTACTACAAATGATTCCTTGGCAAAAAATCGTAGACTACATATCTCAATGGCTATCCAAACCAGAAGTCGTAGACGTGGCACCACAACAAATAACACTTAAATTGGTTCGTAAAGAATTTCGTGAAGATGGTATCTTCTCGGAACTCCAAAAACTCGATGGGACGTTGATAGCAAAAATTGGCGAACATAGTTATTCAAAGTTATCAAAAATTCCAAACGGAATGTATACCTGTGTAAAAGGCATGCATCGATTGGAACATATGACAGAAGATTTCGAATGTTTTGAAATTACAAATGTACCTGACCATACAAATATACTGATACATAATGGTTCATATTGTCAAATTGACAGCTCAGGCTGTTGCCTTATAGGTGCATCTACTGCAATCGTAAATGGGACGCAGATAATAGTTTTAAGCAAAATAACATTTGCAAAATTTATGGAAGATATGGCTGACATTAAGTCTTTTATACTGATAGTTTCTTAAAGTAAATGTTTCCATATTTTATTATTTACTATTGCGCTTATAACAGAAGTAGATATACCGAACTCTTTTGCTAACTTATGTCCATTACCAAAACGATACCTGCTTCTAATTTCCAGAACATCTTCATCAGTCAATTTGGACATTCCATGTTTTGTTCCCATAAATTTTACTTTATGAAATTTGCTTCGTTTTTTATTGCCCATATCTCGCATATTTTCAGCATTAGTACCAAGAAATAAATGGTCAGGATTAACGCAAGAAGGGACATCACATGTGTGACACACCAATAGGCCATTTGGTATAGGTCCTTTGTGCATTTCATATGAAAGCCTATGTACTCGTTTAGCTTTTTGATTTACATTAAAATATCCACGTCCTGTTTCATCTTTTGCAGCAGTCCATAGCCAACAGGTTTGTGTCTTATTAACTTTATCCCAAAATCGTTTCATAATATCTCTTCAGCCAACGCACCCAGTTTCGTAAAAGTATTCATATACCGATCCAAAGTGAGATTCTCGATAAATAAATCTCTATTTGAGATACATGTTGACAAGAGATTTTGGACATCATGATCGCCTGGTTCCCATCTATCTATAGTATTTTCAATTGTTAAGAACCATTCAACGTTTTTCTTCTCCACTTTCTTGGATTTTTTAGGTTTCTCAGACATAGACATAAATGGATTCTGTCTGTAAACCAGGTCCTGCATTCGTTCAGCAGAATAAAGTTCTCTTAACATGGCTATCTGATTCTGTGAGCTAGCATATGTCTGAGGTGGAGAACCCGTATATTCTACTATACAACCTACATCATTGCAATTTTGAATAACGACATTGTGATTTGGTTCTTGAACGAGCATCTGACCTTGGCCCATCAAAAGCATATCGGTTTGTATCTCTTGAATCATCTGGTTAGTTCCCTGTTGCATCTGCTGCATAGCTTCTTGATGAAAGGCGCCTTGTTGCATCTGTTGATTCTGCATTGCAGCAGCCTGTGAATGCTGAGACATAGCATTTTGGGAATTTTGTTCCGCAGCATTATTGGCTGCTTGGCTTTGATTCAAATCTCGACCAAGGATAAGACTATAAGAATCCCCTAACATTCCCCACGGCATATTATTCCTTTGCGTTGGTGGTTCCACTTCTTCCCAATTATCTAAAGATGCTTCTATCACAGGCAAGACTTCTGATTCAAGTCGAATCCAGCTCTCAATAAAGGATTCATAAGGTCGGCGTGAGTTACGAGCCTCTTCGATCAATTCATAATGGGCTGTAGGACTTATTAATAAAAGGTCGCCCAATTTATAATATTGGGTTCCTAAAAGATAAATATCGGAACGAATAAGCATATTATTTGTTCTTCTCTTCTTGCTGTTTCTTGATTTTTCTCAAAAGATCTATGACTTTATCATGGTTAGATCTTAAGTTCTCTGATAGTTCCCACATGGCTTCCATCACTTCATTATAAGGACCGAATTTGTCAACGCAGCCATATTCGATAGGTTTAAGTTCTTTAATCTTTTTTTTCATTTATCTTTCCTTGCGTTAACAATATCTTCTAGCTCATTTAAACAAGCGTCTTCAGCATCGGGGTCAAGGTCACTCATCAAGCCTGCAAGATAGGAATCTCTTCGTTCACCAATGACATCAGTAATCTCAGATCTAAGAAAATCCCTATGCTCTGATTCGGTGGTGAATCGATCTAGTTGATCACGGATATATTCTAAGACATCTTCTAAATAAGAAATTTTACATTCTAAGGTTTCTAACCGTTGATATTCAGTCTTCATATAATTTTCTCCATCCTTTTTTCTCTTTTAATTCTTGGACTATTGAAGGTTTTACAAGTTCTTTGATCCTAGCAGGGTCTGTAATAAGTTCACCTGATTCCAAACGAAAGCCAATGGGATAAGCCATGTTACGTATGTTCGGCTCAGCTTCTCTTTTTGGCCTAGGTCCCCTGAGCTTGGGAACATACGGTCTTGGATGCAGTGCACTATACTCTTTTTGATATTGACTATAGCAAGGCTTACAGCGGTACGGAGCAACAGTTTCGTCAAAGGTATGAAGGCCTTTTTTACAAAGTTTCATCAGAATTCTCTATATGGATAGTTTCATCTACCATCGTGCATTTGTACCGACTAGCGTTTAAAAGCTCTATTAGCTCATTACAGCTCTTTTCAGGCATACCCCTTACCAGGATGGTCTGGCCATTCAAATTCTCGTTAGAGATGTGTCTGAAGTATTCCAGGGCTTCATTTGGGTAATATTTACTTTCGGGTTCTGGAGGGTCTGGGATGTAATTTTTAGCCATTAGCGACCACCTAGGGCATCGGCAATCAGTGTAGCCGCCAAAATAATACTGAGACATAAAAAAGCTAATTGTTCGTTACTCATGTTAATGCCCCTTCGTCGGTACGGGGACATTTGTAGGCCAGCAGCGGGTGTGAAGCAGGACTTCACATTGATATACTTTAAGGCCATCGGCGAGACAGGATTTCATCGTTCTGTCTTCATAGGTAGCTGAACCATAGCCTAGGCCAGCGCAGATACCGACGATAGCAGCAAGGCATGCAAATATAATTATGTTTGATATTTTATCTTCTGATTTACTCATATTTTTATTTCCTTTTTATTAAAATATTTATTATATGACCAATTACGCAACCTATACAGAATAAGCCTAGATAATATATAAAAATTTCCATATTATTCTCCAAACAATTCTAGTAACATTTTCTTGGCAGCCAAGTGAGCCTCTTCTTCTGTGGCATAATAGCCAGCGTTGTAAGTTTTACCTTTACGACTAAAGTTTCCAAACCATTTATTTCTAGCAGTTTCGGGAACATGGGTCAAAAATGTTGCTCCCCATAATCCTAGTCCTATCCTGACGTTATCACGTCTATTACGCATATTAACACTTAACTCACATACACGCAAGTTGACCTTGCGATTATCCAAGGTTTGACCATTGATATGGTCTGTTGTTTCATTTTTACCAGAATGTCTGAACTGTGTATTCATTATATATCTGTGAACACCAAATTTTGTAGGAGTACCATGTGTTATTTCTTCTTCATAAGCGTGACGTGTTGGATAAATAACGCCAACATAATTCCCTGTTCTTCTAGGCGTGCTAGCATGCCATTTAAACTGCATGACATTTTCGTAGTCTTCTTTATCCACGATGAAATGTGTATCGTCAGTATAAGAATTAGTCGAAAAAGGCACTAAAGCCATTGTCTCAGGGTTATAGATAGAGGCTAATGTCGGCGGAGTTGGCTTAGGATGAGCTTCAATATACTTTTTACGTTTTTCTTGTTGACGTTTATTTTGAAAAATTCTTATCTTATCTCTATTATTAGAATTCCAAATTTTGTTAATGGCATTGTTGCAAATTTTACAACGAGCATCGTAACCACTTTTACGCTGTTTATTTTTAGTAAATTCTACCAAAGGTTTAATACCTAGGCATTTTGTACATTTTTTCATAGGTTTCCCTCTTTCTTTGGATATTCTTCTTTAAAATTATCTCGATTCAGCGCACTTGTCAAATCCAGTAAAGATTTAGTAGAATCTAGTACATCTAGTACGTGTGTCTGTGGGGAGGGGAAGTCACTCCCTGGGGAGGGGAAGTGTGTCTGTGGGGAGGGGAAGTGTGTCTGTACAGAGGGGTTTTTTGACTTTTGTAATTTTTCTACGTTTAAAATCATGATAGGAATATGACTACCCTGTGCTGTTGGGTAATATTTACCACTATACATTATGAAGCCTTTTTTCTCAATTCCTCGCATGGCTCTACGAATATTGTCTTTGCGCATTTTATGTAAAAAGGTATGTATCCTAGTAGCACCAGCATGATAATCAGGAGCATCCATAAACCACATTGTAAAAACTTTAAATTCTGAATAGTTTAATTCTTCAGCGGCTAGGCTTAGCCAATATTTTGAGTTTGGTATATCTTTCAAAAGAATCTCCCGCCCGTAGGCATTGCGTTAGTGAGAACGCCTGCTCACTCAAGCGGGAGATCTCGGGGAATGATGACAACACTAGACTATCACATTGAATGATTGTCTCGCAAGAAAATTCTTTTGTGCCCGCAATCTTACTTCCAGATGATATATACTGAGACACAAGGAGTCCAAATGTCCATTAAAACTGTAGTTTATTCATTTATTTCAAGGTTATTCGGCAGGAACCTAGTTCAAACTCCGCCTGAAGTTATCTCACTCCAGCTCGCGGAACGGCGTCCCTTGCCGCTAGGCCTGACCGATTTTCATGAATGGTCTGACCGCATCATTTCTGGTGCTCAAATCCCAGGAGTTGATGCAAAGAGTCAAAAGTTCGCGTTAGCAGCCATGGTTATGAGCATGAAGCCAACGGAAGCCTTTGTGGACGATGGGTATTTTATACAATGTCTCCGCAAGTCCGCAGCCAACCAAGTCTGCGCTTATTATATGGAAGAATTTCGTAATGAAGCCAAAACCCGTCTCGCCATGGAAGATGTCGCCAGAGCCGCCGCTATGCCTGTACCCTCACCCGTTATCGTACCCCAAGCCCAAAACGTCACCACTGGCCCCATATTGAGCGTAGCACCCCAGCCAGCAGAAGTCCCCGCAGGCACCTCGGTCAAAGTACAAGCCCAAGACCTAAGTCGTGGCCGTGGCAATTAATGAAAAAGAAGGATGCTCCTTCTTGTGGGCATTTTAACATCGATCTCTCGTGCGAGATTTGTGGTGAACTGGCTGACTATTGGACCATGATCCTCGAAGCCTCTGGTTTAGATGACGCAGAGCATATCAAACATGGAGAAGTCGTATTAAAACAACCACAAAGTATGATAACTCCCAAAGCTTTAGCGTTAAAAGTAAGTGGTGATAAATTATACAAAAAAGATGGAGTTTTTAAACAAGTAGGATCTAGCGATGCTTGGACTAGCGAAAAAGCCCAACTAGACGATCAGTTCAAGGCCTGTATAAAAAACGAAGACTGGAAAGATCCTGTAGATAAACTTGTTATGATTCGTCATGTCCAAGGTAAGTTAATAAAGGACATCAGTCAAGAACTCAAAGATCGTGGTTATAATAAGAATCATAGACAAACTATAAGATTTATTATCAGAAAGTATGAGTTAAAATGGAAGATCAAAAATTGGAAACCAGAGCAACTGAAATTGAAGCCGTGGAAGCCCAAGACGTAGCTTCTTACACGATCTTAAGTTATCCTGCAAGTGCCATTCCAGATACTTATAGAGCATTAGTTTTTAGCAAATGGTTGAGATCATTAAGGTTTGGTAACAAATACTATAAGATGATCGACCAAGAAGCTTATTTCGCATTGTATCATCATTACATCGAGATGCTTCTTCAAAGACCAGACGCAATTCTAAGACTCAGCGTGTTATCTGATGACCATGACGTAGTTCTTGGATTCAGTGTATCACGCAGTAACATCCTAGACTATGTCCATGTCCAAAAAGACATGAGAAAACAAGGAATTGGAAAATCTTTAGTGCCTCAAAACATCAATACAATTACACATATAACCGATATGGGTCTCTCCTTCTGGAATAATGTTATTCCTGATGCGAAGTTCAACCCGTTTATCTAACAAGGAGACAATATGTTACTCAACTCAACACTGTCAGTACGAGAAGCTCTGGATCTAAGCCATGGCGAAGCAAGGGAAAAGGGTTTTTTAATCGATGCTTTCATTACTTCTTTTAAGGATTTCACGACTCTCGCAGGCATAGAAGGAAGCAAGGTTATTTATACAGAAGTGGCCTTTCCTGATATCAAATATCAAGGTATGGAAATCTCATCTCCCAGCGGAAAATATTGTGTTATTCCAGATTATAACATGACAGAAGGTTCTGTAGCTTGTTTTGGATCAAAAGTATCTCAAAAATCTGCTTATCTATCTTTTTTGGCAGATAAAACATTAACGGAATGGACTTAACATGTCTAAGATCCAACTGTCGTTCGCAGAACTTCATAATGGCTTGTTCCTCGCTGGCACAAACCATGGAACAAAGCTTCAAATCACCAAGAATAACGTACAGTTAGTCTATGATGACGAAGCTCAAACTCTCTTTGTAAAGTTCAAGAACGCCATCGCTATCGTACCCAATTCCAATGTGGCTTCGATGACGCCGATCAATGCAGATCCGTTCCAGCTGTATTTTAAGCCATTTACTGAGGTCCCGGTAGCACCTATCACACATGTCAACCATCCGATCAGAGCGAATATCGATCATGCACAAGTGTCAACCCCACATGACCATGTATTTGCTACTACTGCTGGTTTAACTGGTGCTCCAACCCCAAAGAGTAAGTAATGAAGAAACCGATAGATGGTGAAGCCATAAAGACTATCAAGATATTGCCACCAGATGAGTATATAGTTTTATTTGAATCGCTAGGCGCTAACAGACAAGAAGAAGCAGTTACTTTTGGGAACACGACTTATATCGGTGTAAATTTTTGTGGTGTTTTATATCTAATGAGTAATGAAAAACTACTTAAATCCTTGGATTTTAAGTTAATTTCTTTTAATAAGGCAAGCAACTAATGAAGAAATCTAACCCTTATGTAATTCCTACACAATCTATCTCAGTAGAAGAAGCCAAGAAGATCTATTGGCCTAAGGATTACGTTCCTAAGGCCTCTAGCACCGTCCAGGTTGCGTCCATGCAAGCTACCTTAGACAGGGACCCTAGCCAAGACGCAGTCCATTGGAACAGACAGATAGACGTAGAGAAAGCCCAAGTCTTTAAGACTGGCGAAGAGTCAGCAGCCTATGCCGAACAACGCAAAGCCACTTATGGACGTAACGCAGACCATGTAGAATCTACAAGACGCAGATCAAAGAACACCCAAGGCACAGACCCAGATGCTTCTGCTACTACGCCAGAACAAAAAGCCAAGGCAGTACATGCATTCACAGTTAGTCCTCCTGCTACACCAAATGAAGAGGAATTACGTAGACTTAAGACCTTAACGCCTATCATTCCCTATATACCAGAACCCGTAAAGGAAAAGCCTCCTGAAAAAGAAGGATGGTCGGTCATGGAACTGATCAACTTTTGGAAGAAAGACTAATGGACTCAGAATTATCATTCTTATTGGATTTATTGTTATCTTATAAATTGCCTAAGGCAGTCCAGAACCTCATTAGGATGCGTATCAAGGCCGTAGAGCAATGTCAACCTGCCAAGATAATCCAGCCAACCCCCCAGCCACAAAGGCCTGCTAAAAGTCCAACGGCTCAGTCCCCACATACCGAAGCTTTATTGGCTCATCATGGATTGCTTAATCCTGTAACTAATGCCATAAACCAAGGTGTAATAGATACACCACATCAACAAGCAGAACAAGTAACACCAGAAGCCATAGTAGCTTCACCACAGGCAGCTCAAGCAATGCAAGATAGACAAAGGCTAATCAACCAGTCTATTAATGCTTCTTCTGGAGTATATGAAAAAGGTTCAACAACACCAGTTAAACTTGGTGGGCAAAGGCCAGGATAATGTTTATACGTTTTCATAATTGGGTATTTTTTATAGGACACGACAAACGCATATATCCTGGTTGGCACTGTTATCTAGCAGAACTGTCTAATCCATTCAAATCATATAGGATATTCAAGTTTAGTACTAATAAAGAATTCAGAGAAGGATAGAATGTCAACTAGAGATGAGATAAAAGCCAAAGTAACTGAGGATTTAGCTTCTCTTGTGGCTATTGGTAATGATTACAAGGTCCATAAAACAGAACAAGCATCCAGTAGATATATGAACGCTATCTTAATCATGGCTGAGTTACTAAAGATCTATCAAGATGATGTGTTAAAATTACAAGGTAGTAAGTAATGGCATTGTGCCCTCATGGATATACAGGAACAGCGATTTGTTTGATCTGTCAACAAATTGCGTCAGCCAATATAGCCAAACCAATACCAAAGTATCGTGGTGCGTCTATTAACTTAGATAAAGTGCAGAGACGTTTGCAAACTGCATTGGCTAGAGATTCTGAGAGATTATTAGAATTAGCACAGCGCGAAATGCTTGGCAAGATAGAAGCCGATAAACTTTGTAATTATATGAAATTAATCAAGATTTTAAAGCAAATGGAAGAAGCTGAAGGCAATAAATTGTCTGAAGAAGAGTTAGAAGATATTGCCAAGAAAGATTCGTCAGAAACTGATGAAACATAATTTGTCTCAAACTGAGACAGTGTTTTTACAACTCAAGTCCATTATAACTGAGCTGAAGCGCGTTTTATGACAGTATTGTATTGAAACGTTGTCTAACGAGGCGCTTGCGCTCTGAGACACCATAACGTCAGCTTATATTGTCTCATTCCGATACTATAAGCGCTTCTTATATTGGCTCAGTTTGAGGCGTGAGACACTATAAGCCTGTCTTATAACGCTGTCTCAATAGCCAGAATGGTACGTCTCAATATGAAATTAATACACTTTAACCAAAATACATGGTACAATAAGGGAGTGGCGGGTGGGGGTCACACCTTAAATTCAAGCTTTTGTCCCAGGGTCTATGTGTCTTTAAATCGATCTGGGGTTTCCTGCAACGTATTCGATCTCATCTTGACGGTATTGGTTGCCGCATCAGTTCAAAACCTGGGCCAAAACCTACTGTCTGGTCTGGTTATTGCAGAGGGAAACCCTGTGTCTCTATATCAAACGTATCAAAATGAGACAATGCTCGGGCCAGAATGGATCTCGGCATGGCTGTAACACCGCGTAAAGCCAGGGCTATCCTCGATAAGCGCAAAGCGCAACGTCATGTCCTAGACCCTGACAGCATATTTGACCCCAAGTTCCCACAGCAACGGACATTCTGTGAAGATCCAGCCAAGCTTAAAGCCTTGTTCTGTACGCGTAGAGCAGCCAAGTCGTATACTGCTGGACTCTATATGGTATCGGAAGCATTGAAGAATCCTGGGGTTAACTGTTTGTTCATAGGACTGACAAGAGCTTCTGCCAAGGGCATCATCTGGAAAGATGTGCTTCGTGTCATAGACAAGCAGTTCAACATAGGTGCTGTCTTCAACCTGGCTGAGTTGACGATGACCCTCCCTAATGGCTCGTTTATTGCATTAACGGGGGTGGACTCTGATCAAAGTGAGATGAATAAACTCTTAGGTAAAAAATACAGACTAGTCACCATAGACGAAGCCTCCATGTACACCGTGGACCTACGCCATCTGGTATATGGTATCTTAAAGCCTGCCATGGCAGATCAGTCTGGAACCATCTGTCTCATGGGTACCTCCTCTAACTATACGAGAGGACTGTTCTTTGACATAACCACAAAGAAAGAGCCAGGGTGGAGTCTCCACTCTTGGACAGCCCACGACAACCCTTATGTCGCAAAACAATGGCAAGCCCAGCTTGACGAGATCGACCGTGACAGGCCCCTCTTTAAAGAGACACCCCTCTATAAGCAGTGGTTCTTAAATCAGTGGGTGGTAGAGACAGACAAGCTAGTCTATAAGTATAACCCCGACCGCAACATGTACACCGACCTACCTAAAGGCCTTAATCCTGCTGGCTGGACCTATGTTCTTGGTATCGACCCTGGCTGGGAAGACGACTCCGCTTTTGTGTTGACAGCCTTCCATGAGAACGACCCCACTCTATATGTGGTTAAGGCTTTCAATAAGAAGCACATGACATTCGACCAAGTAATTGAAAAGACTAGGGAGTTCATGATAGATGCCCACATGGCTCCTGCCAAGGTAGTCATTGACGTAGCTGCGAAGCAGGGTGTCGAGACCATGCGCATCAGATCTTCTATCCCCTACGAGTACGCTGACAAGATGGGTAAGACTGACCACATAGAAATCCTCAACGGCGACCTCATACAAGCCAAGATCAAGATCCATCAAAGCTGTGGGAACCTCATAGATGAGTTGATGGGCCTCGTTTGGAAGACTGATGGCGACAAGGTAGCCTATCCCCGCAAAGAACACCCCGCTTTACCTAATCACCTTTGTGACGCATTGCTCTATGCTTGGCGCATGGGTTTTCATTACCACTTTTCTAGCCCTGATCGCATCCTTGTAAAAGGTTCAAAAGAATGGTACGAGGCACAAGCCATGGATATCTGGGAACGAGAAGGCGAACACATCCGTAGACAGCAAGGTACGGACGATAAAGGTTGGCCAGATGATTCTGGTGGCTTTGGCACATTGGGCTAGACAGTGCCATTCCAGATACTATTGTATATACCATTTTCAAGGATATCCAATTGCTCCCATTTTTAAAACGTACTAAAGAAGGCTCGGCATCCATGCCTGTCGATCACATCAAACGTGACGCAGATGAAGATAAGGAACCCAACATGGATTCTATGGAAGTTTGTGCACAAGAATTGTGTGACGCTGTTCACGCCAAAGATGTAAAAGCTATAGCTGCCGCTTTAAGAGCAGCATTTGAACTATGTGACCTAGAGCCTCATGAAGAAGGCCCGCACACTAACGAGGAAGAATAATGCCGCTAATTAAAGGAAAATCTCCCAAAGCCTTTTCTAAAAATGTCGAAACCGAGATGCACGCTGGAAAGGGACAAAAGCAAGCCCTTGCAATCGCTTATTCCATGAAGAAGAAAGCCAAGAAAATGGCTAAAGGCGGAGATCCACAAGATCCTGTCGAAGACTCTCGCGAGCAGTCCCACGCACACGAATCGGACATGGTTGATTCCATTCCAGAAAATGATGAACATCCTATGAAATCTCGTAAAGAACGAATGCTGGAAGCTTTTCATAAATATGCTGAAGGTGGACAGATCAAAGATAACTATCAATCGCCAGACAAACCCCACGTCGACATGGCTATGATCGATCCTCAAGACGAATATGATCCGATGCATCCTGGCAATGACGTAAAGCACAATGAATCCGCAGAAGAAGAATCAGCTCGAATGCTCAATCAGCATGGAGAACACGAAGAAGGTCCACAAGGCCCCAGAATGGCTGAAGGTGGACAGATCAAAGATAACTATCAATCAGAGGCTCATATGGAAGACATGGTTGGTCGCATAATGAAGATGCGTCAACAGATGTACTCTGAAGGTGGAAGAGTTGCAAATGAAACAGATCAAGATGCAGCAGGCGAAAAACCTAATCAGTTCGACGATCTGGTACTTCGTGATGATCTCGAATCGACCTATGGCGAAGACGATAATGCTGGCGATGACATAGGAAACAAACAAGAAGATCATGATCGCGAAGATATGGTTGCTCGTATCATGAGATCGAGAAGCAAATCCAGTGGTAAGCCTCCCTATAAAGCATAGGAATAGCCATGATCAACTCTTTAGAGGATCTAGAAAAGCTCCTGATTCTTTGTCGTGCGCAAGGCGTCACAGAGATTAATTTAGGAACCGTTAGCTTAAAACTTGGCGAGTTGCCAGTTGATATGGCATTACTCCAAGCTCAGTACCAAGAGCAAGGCGAAGGACAGATGGTTTCATACGATCAGTCCGCCCTCGATAGGATGGTCGGCATGCCGATCAACCCCACAGACGAACAACTTATGGATATGTTTCATCCATTAGAAGACAATATAGAGCCATTAAATGAAGATAACTAAAGGCAAAGGCTCTCCAGGCCGCATCAAGATGAAGACCAGAGGTGATGGAACTAATCCAGATACCGCCATGCTTGCAGAGTGGTGGAAGGCCGAAGACGATGGTCAACTGGCCATGGAACTTACCAGTACGGCAGCTTATCTAAAAACTAACCAGACATATCGCGTTAGACAGATCGCTGTAGCTGTGCGTATGTATGCAAATCTTTCAGTATATAACTATGCAGGTTCTACGGTTGCTAAGATGGACCGTACCAGGACTTTGCCTGATGATCGTCCTACATTTAATTTAATTCAAGCCTGCACCGACACTCTCGTTTCACGTTTAAGTCAGATGCGTCCCGAACCTAAATTCCTTACAGATAACGCAGACTACCGACAAAGACACCTATCACAGCGGCTCAACTCCTTCATGCTTGGTGAATTCTACCAGACTAAGGCATACGACAAAGCTACAAAAGTCCTAAGAGATTCCATAGTTACAGGCACAGGCGCTTTAAAGGTCTACGAAGGTGACGATGGCAAGGTATGCGTCGACCGCGTTCTTTGTGCAGATCTTTACATGGATGACAATGATGGCATCAATGGTGAACCGCGTCAACTGATTCAGCTAGCCTTGATGGATCGTGATAAGGTCATCGCCAATAGTCCTAAGAAAGCCAGAACAGTAATCGAAGAAACACCTAACAGTGTTCCAGAAAACGCTCCAGATTCAGCTCGCACTACTTCTGACCAGATCATGGTCGTTGAAGGCTGGCGGTTACCTTCTGGTCCAGATCCCGATGCTCCTGGGTACGTTCCAGGCAGACATACTATAGCTACGACCATGGGCGTAATTCGCGACGAACCATGGAATAAACCTAAGTTCCCTTTTATATTTATGACATACTCCGATCCGTTCTTGGGATTTTGGGGCCAAGGCCTTGCTTCTCAGTTGTTCGGAACCCAGATGGCTTTGACACGTATTCTTTATACAATTTCCAGAGCAATTACTCTTGTTGGTGTTCCTAGGATTTTCATCGAGCAATCTTCTAAGGTTGTTAAAGCACACAATAATAACGAGGTCGGTGTAATTATTACCTATAGTGGTACTAAACCTTCTTATGAAGTCGCACCGTCCAACGCTCCTGAACTTTATGCAGAACGCGACAAGTTGATCCAATACGGTTTCCAACAGTGTGGCGTATCTTCCATGCAGGCTACCTCACAAAAGCCTGAAGGACTTGATAGCGGCGCTGCTATTCGTTCATATGATGATATAGCAACAGATCGCTTCGCAGCTTTAAATAAGAAATATGAAAATATGTTCGTCGATTTGGCTTATCTCATAGCAGATACAGCTAAAGATATAGCTGAACGCGATGGCAAATATCAGACCGTCTTTCCTAATAAAGATGGAACCAAGGAAGTGGATCTTCCTGCTATGAAGTTCTTGAAGAACCCTTTCGTTATTCAATGCTTCACTGAAAGCTCTTTACCTAGAACTCCCGCTGGACGCATACAGACTGTTACCGAGCAGGTGCAAGCTGGAATATTGACTCTTAAAGAAGGTCGACGTTTGATGCGCTTTCCTGATCTTGAACAGAATGAACAATTGGATAATGCCTCAGAAGAGCGTATATTCCAGATGCTTGATAGTATTGTCGAAGATGGCAAATATATTGCTCCAGATGCATTCCTGGATCTACAGTTGGCTACACAACTTACAGTCCAATACATTAATCTGTATCTGGCAGCTAAGTTAGAAGAAAACAAAGCAGATTTGCTTAGACAGTTCTTCTCTACTGTTCAAGGCTTAATCACTGCGTCTCAACCACCTCCTATGCCGCAACCAATGCCTCAAGCTAACCCACAGCCAGCTCCAACAAGCCCATTAGTTCCCAATAGTCCGAATCCTGCAGCAGCAACGCAAGCAGCTTAACATCCTAACCCTCAACAAGTAAGTTGAAAAAGGAATATATATGAAGATAAGTCCACTAGCCTCAGGCACAGGTTCCCCTGGCCAAGTATCAGGTTCCGTAGAAGTTGGCAAATCTGCCAGTTCACAAAAATTGGCAGCAGCCAAAGCAATTATGACTGGAGAGACTCCTATCCGAGTTTCCCAATCAGATACCCCCACAGATCCTCAAGTCAGCAGAATTCAGGAACGACGTCTAAAGATGAGCACGAATGCTACCCCTGGACGCCATGAAGTTCCTATAGAAGTTGAACAAAGTGCCATTCCAGATACTATTGTAGAGGCCCAAGCGACTACTGAAGATACGAAGCCGCTTAGCCCTCAGTTTGCCGCCCTTGCAAAACAAAGGCGGGCCCTTCAGCAAGAACGGGCGCAATTTGAAAAAGAAAAGGCATCAGCTCAACCTACCCAAGATGGTAGTTCCGATCTGTTAGCCCGTATCAAATCAGAGCCGCTGAGTGTATTGCGAGAACAAGGTGTTCTTGACGATGACAGATTCTACAATGCTATGACAGAACATATTCTGTCCAATCAAGGCATAAGTCCCGAGATCCAAAATCTGAAAGCAGAGATCAAAGCCCTTAAAGAAGGCGTTGATAAAACTTTCATAGATAAGGAAGCTCAACAAAAACAAGCAGTTCTCTCAGAGATGAGAAAAGAAGCTGTTCTGTTGGCTAGAGAAGGTGACGCCTACGAATTGATAAGGGAGACTCAAAGTATCCCAGACGTCATTTCGCTGATTGATCGTACCCATGCTACCTCGGGAGAAGTCCTAGACGTATCAGATGCGATGGAGCTTGTAGAGAATGAGTTGCTCAAAGAAAGCCTCAAGATCGCAAACATGAAAAAAGTGCAAAGCAAGCGCGAGCCTGCCTATGCCACCCAGCAGCAACAAAATCAACCCCGACAGATGAAAACATTACAAAACCGTGACGCTTCTCCCACGACTCTGGATAGAAAAACCAGAGCAATTATGGCGATGAACGGCACACTAAAGAAATAAGGAATTTAACAAATGGCTATCGCTCCAACATACGCAAATAGTTCTAACCAGATTGCAGCCCTCAGAGAGTTATATACGGATGACAAGGACTATATGAAAAATATCGTGTACGCTAAAAATCCGTGGCTCGCCATGGTACCCAAAAATGAGTCACCAGATGGCTTTGCTGGAAAATATATTCCAGTCCCGCTAGAATATGCTAACCCTGCTGGTCGCGCGCACGTCTTCGCTAACGCGCAAAACCAACAAACGGCAAGTTCTGTTATCTCGTACTTCGTGTATGCGATTCAGGATTATCAACTCGTAACGATCACTAACCTCTTGATGGAACAAACTAAGTCCAATGCAGGAGCATTCGTCGATGAAGCTTCGCGCACCATGGATAATGGTTTCCGTAACATCTCAAACAACATGGCTTTTGAGCTTTTCTCTGGTGGTACTGCTTCACGCGGTGTTATCTCGACTGCTTCTTTGGCTTCTAGTGTTGTAACGATTCAGTTGTCCAATCCGCAAACGGTTGTGCAATTCGAAGTCGGCATGACCCTTCAAAATAGTGCTACCGATGGTGGCGCAGCTCTCTTGGAAAGTTCTGTAATTGATGCTATCCAACTTACCTCTGTTAACCGTGGTACTGGCGTAATTGTCGGTTCTGTTGTTCAAGGTACGGGCGCATCATTCGCAACTGGCAACTTCTTGCAAGTTCTTGGTGACATCGGCTCTGCTGGTGCATCGACTATCGCTGGATTGCTTGGTCTTTCTGGAATGGCAGCTTGGGTTCCGTCGTCTGATCCTGCATCGAACGATAATTTCTGGGGAGTTAATCGTTCTGCAGATCCCACTCGTTTGGCTGGTCTCAGATACAATGCTTCGGCACAAAGTATCTCGGAAGGTGTTACTAACGCATTAGCTTTGGCTAACCGTGAAGGCGCAGCTCCTGATTTGCTCCTGATCGATTTCGTATCGTATGCAACTTTGATCAACGAACTCGGCGCGAAAGTGCAGTATGTTCAGCTTGATCACGATGAAGTCGAAGTTTCTTTTGAAGCTATCCACTTCCATTCTGCTTATGGCAAGATCCCAGTGTTGGCTGATCGTTCAGTTCCTGCACAAACTTGCTACGCAGTAACAACGGATTCTTTCAAACTCCGTACCCTTGGAAAAGCACCTCACGTGTTGACTTATGGTATGGAAGGTCTCGAAGGCCTCCGCGTCGGTACTGCAGACGCACTTGAGATTCGTATCGCGTACTACGGAAATCTGATTTGTAGCGCCCCCGGTTACAACATGTGGATTCAACTGTCTGCATAATCGACAGATAATAGTCTGATTTTTATAGGCCTAGAGAAATCTAGGCCTTTTCTTTTTAAAGTGCCATTTAGGATACTATTGAAGCTATGTAATGGTTTATGTAGCATACTGCAGCAGAGGTGGTCCGAGGCCCTGTTGAGAGAAATACTCGGTTATATAAGGAATCAACCCTATGTCAGTAGCACGCGGTCTTGGCCAAAACGGTGGTCGTCTCTATTCTAATATTACAATGCCAGCAGATATCGAACTGAATTTCACAGTCGATGCAACAAATGGCAACGGACTCGGTGTCCGATCTATCAAATCGAATGGTTACGTTCGTAACGTATTTATGCACACCTCAGCTACCCCCGGTCCCGGTGAAGGAATGACAAATCCCAATCCAGCTGTAGGTTTTATCTTGCTTCAAATGAAGCAGAATTTTAACTATGCTTTGTCAGGATCTAATTCTATCGTTTCTCCAATAGTAAGTCCTACGACTTCTACGAATTCTGGCATGACTGTCGGTCAAGCCTATGTTATCACGGTCCTTGGAACTACTACTCTTGCAGAATGGCAAGGTATTGGTCTCCCTGCTGGACTCACCCCTACCGTTGGTCAGAGTTTCATCGCTCTTACAACTGGTACTGGCGGATCTCATACTGGCAAAGTAGGCCTTCCTGGTGTCTCTGGAGTAACTTTGATCGAGACTGTTGGTGATCCTAACCAATCTATCTCGAATAGCGCCATTGCATCAAATGGTGGAGCATTTTTACTTCTGCAATGTTTAGGCGCAACAAGTTCTAGCGTTACCACTTTAATTCCAACTGCTCCTGCTAATAACTCAGTAATTGCATTGCGACTTCGCTGGGATCGCTCTACTGTCAGTATTCCTGATGGCGGAAATTCCAATTCTGCGGGTTCAGGCGGACTGTAATAGTTTCGTTTTACAATTAGATTAATGACCGATGAAGATACGGTCCAAAAACCCCGTCTTCGTATGGGGTTTTTCATTTAAAGGAAACAGATGTCA